TTATTATCTAATATTAGTAAATAAATCATAAAATAAAGGTTCCCTTAAGTTATTTTCGGACTTAAGTATTTGGTAGTCTAAGATTACTGCTTCCAGCGTATCTTAACAGAACGTTCGGGAGTCTCACCCTCTGTTCCAGGAGTCCGGAGCAAAGTAAGCTATGCTTCACTTACTCTGACCTTTATAATACAGATCATCGATCAAAATGACTTATATTAAGTATAAGGACTATTTGTTGACTGAATCCTTTATAAAGAAAATTGGAAAAATTCCAATCCTGAATAGAAGGAACTTTCTTAACTAGTACTACTGATTATATTAATAACCGAATAACATGGTTAGTTATTACATATTAATTATTAACTCGTACTAACTTTCTTTGCTTTACTATATTTACCTTTTATGTTAGGTACCAATTTCCGTTTCTTTTTCAATTCTAGTAATTCTCGTTGTTTGTTTCTCATATAATAAATATTATATTGAGGAACAAGGGCACATAATAACCTCTCAGTTGTTTTAACAGCTGGTAGGGTATCAGGTTCCCTCTTAACAACGATGTTACATAATAATTGAACAGGGACACGAGAATAGGTACCCTTCATTCAATTGTAAAATAAACTAGGTTTCCGAAGAATTAGATTCGACGGACCCTTGGTTTTAAAATTCAATTGTATTGGCGATGGTTCAGCTTTTCCAGCATTTACCAAGTCTCATTGTAAAATGAAATTATGGTACCATCTTTTAACAGTATTTCTAAAATAATAAATATTATTTAAGAATCTTTTTGAAAGGTGGGAACCACCAATAAGGGTTAGATATATGGAACAAAGAAGAGGTATAATAAGGATAAGAATCTTCACAATTGTGATTCTCACTAGTATAAGTAATAATAAAGGACCAGAGGCAAATGTAATGACAGATGCCAAGTAGCCATGATTGATCTTAGAAATTCTCCAGATTGGATTTTTAGAATTCCAAACCTGGGGATTTAAAAGAAAAGTTAAATTTTTTCTAAAATCAACCATAATCTTAGATAGATCATGGGACCTAACTCAAGATGCTTTATTAATTAACTTTACATAGTAAGTTGATACAGTACTTTCAGTTAGACCTAACCTGGTAAGCAGAGTATTATAAGAACTTTTGATAGATGTAACATCTACATGTTCTAAATAAATACTATGCAGGCCAGACTGAGGCCCAAGGCTACAAAATAATCATTTTAAACTTTTATTAATAATATTATTTGGATCATAGTTTTCTATGTCCTTATTATTAATAAAAAGTAGAATTTGATTAATCTGATCTAACACCGGTAGATAAAGAGAATTAAAGTTCTTCATAAAGAAGTCCATTAAAAGGGCAGTAAAGTAAACCGGTTTTCGGGAAGTTCTTAAAAGAACTTTAGTTCCTAGGGGTGATAAATTAACACCACTAGAAAAGAACCAATTCTTTGCGAACTCTATAAGAGAACCAAAGAACCCCTTAACAGGATTGACCTCTACACCCAACGCTTTTAAATAACCGGTATATTTTAATGATGCTTCATCACTATGGATACAAACATCATCACCTAAAACAGCATACTGTCCGGAGCCTTTATTATAAGAAGATAAAGAAGACAAAACAAGTATATGGTTAGCTAAAGCTAGCATTACAAATGAACTATAGGCACCCATGGGTTGGCCTACAGTATAATTATAATTAATACCATCAAAATGATAGGGACGACTTAATAAGTTCATTCAATCCTGTCCTGGAAAACCAAGACAAGAAAGAATGTCTGCCTGAAATGCGACTGGTAATCTATCAGTAGCATTAGACAGATCTAAGGAATTAAATTCTTTAGAATTCATATTAACCTCCAACATCCTTTTGACGGGTTTTAATTGATTATGAGTCCCATCTTCGGGAATTTCAATAAGTAAGTCGGCAATAGCGTCATGGACAGGCTTGAGTAATCATTGGGTCCATTGATCAGTTATACCAATAACTCTAGCTTTACCTTTTAACTCTTTAATAATAGCTAATCTACCCAAATAAATTGGATGAGTAACTATTAGAATAGAAAGAGGTAAACATATTATAATACAAATTATAAATGTGAAAAGTAATAAATAAAAATTACATTTTCAGGCTAGTTTTATGTAGGATAATAAAATCGAAGGATTACGAATGAAACCAATCGTGTCTAAACCGAAAGATAAAAATGCTAACTTAGAATTCGTACCTGATTTATTACTAATAAAGAAAGTAGGTTTACTCAACCTTTTAATTAGGTTACAATTATCAAGTGATAATCTTGCTAAGCTCTCTCTTATTAATGATAAATCAAGGCTTACTATTGAGCCTGAATGAGGTTTGGTCACGGAATCAAATTTGATTTCGTGATTAACACCAATACCTCTGTTTCAGGCAAAAATAGTAATAATAGCTCTAAACAATGGAGAAATTGGTTCATTCTTATATAATAATGAAACCTGTGTTTCTACAAATTGTTTAAAGTTATTACCCAGAATTTTAGGTAATCCATTTTTATATTTCTTAACCCTTATACGAGTTTGAGGAATCTTTGTCCCTGAAATAAATTGACCGATCAATCTAAAACATTCCGATCAATACTGTGCTAAGAATTTAGTACCGTTTTTATCAAGAATGGACATAAAATCATCCAAGATTTTATGTAATTTTCTCGTTGTTGATTTATCTAAATTCAATAATAAAGAAAGTATCCTTAACATTCTAGAATGTTCTTTTCGATTAAATAGAATTGGCTTTACCTCCTCTTTTGTCGGACTATTAACCTTAAAAGGTTTATAATTCAAACAATAAGGAAGGAATATATAATTATAAACATTAAATAATAATATTATAATATATATTAGTATAAATAAATTTATACATAAAGCGAAGTCATACCTATCAAAAGGAACGAATGCTAAGATACCTTCGGTAACAGATTGGATGATTTTAAGTAATCAACTTTTTAAATATGAAAATATTGAAAAGTTTGTTGCTTTAAATTATAAATGTGTGTGGTATATATATAATATCCTATACATGTTTTAAACCCAATTTGTAAATTGTTTTAGAAGGGGTGCAAACCCTAATGGAGTATCTCTTCTGTTACGGAGAGATCACTTTAATGATGTTATATTGATATGTAAATTTCAATATCATAGTAATCGCAAATATCCTTAAATATACCAATTTAAGATTAGTATTGATCCCCTATAAAGGGAGAAAATACAGCGTTGCGCCTTTTACGGATAAAACCATGAAAA